GCCGGTACTCAGATTGCCATCAGGTTTACTGAAGCCCTTATTGGCGACCCCAGTGCAAATCAGGAGGAATTCATTATCACCACTCAGGAATACGATATGGTTCCAGGGGGTACTCTATCCAACAAAACCAAGGCTGTTACCAGAATAAAAGGTCTTGCCAGTGCAGAGGAACTTGTCGACTTGACGTCTGGGGTGTCCTCAGGTATTTCCACTGACAAAAATCAACTGAGTTTGGAGGTGCTATCCGATGGCTAATTTTTCTAAGTTATCCGAGTTGCTCAACACGACGGATGGTATGACTGTTTTGCGAAACAACTCCGCTCAAGACGATGGTGTCGATACCGTAACTGGTGTAGATTGGTTTACCTTTAATGGGGTCACAGCTTCCAAACTGTACGTTAGTGGAAACAGTTTTGTTGGGTTTGGCTCCAACGCTGAACACCTCAAGATCTGTCGTAGAGATGGTAAGATGTGGTATCTCTACCGACAAGAGGGCATCATCGGAAATGTTAGGTTCCTGAAAATACGTTGGCAAGGGTACACCTGGTATAGCCAAACCTCTGCAACCTATGCCCTGATTTGGGAACTGTTCCTATTTGACGATGGTGGGATGTATCTCAACATTGTTACTGTTCCCTCTGACTCCAGTTATCTCGGCACTAACCAACTTATCTGTGGTTCCAAAACCTATAATTTCAAGGTAGCCGTTTCCACTCCCGTGGACTACAGTTTCCTGCCTGATGGTTCCGGCCAGTATGTATTATCTGAAGAGGAATACCCAGTCCTCAAACTACACGCCCCATCTGGGTATATCGAATTTTCCACAGCTTTATTACAAGGTGTGAGTGAGTTAGCTGGTAGCAAAATTACCTGGGTCGAAAATGTGCCAAACGGAACTTCTTTATCCGTATACGCCAGGGTGTCCTCCACAGAATATGAGTTGTGTACAAATGGAGGAGACATTCCTGGGGTTAGCCCCGGGGTGGATTACTCTATTGAAACGCTGTTTGTCAAAGTTGAGATGGAAACAACCGACCCTTTATCAACTCCGACTCTGTCCAATTTGTTCATACAACTTCTTAACGCGGGGGATGACCATGTTATAGTCCTATGTTTTGACCCTGGTAACGTTAACAGTATCCAAAATGCCATTGGGGACGTTCAGGTTTCCTATGATGGATCTGGAGATTTGAAAGGTGTGGGCGGGCCAGTCCTTGCCTTTGAGAGTGCGTTCACTCCAACTGGGTTGCTTTCCAAAAATAACCCTGCTATGTATGAACATATATCAATATTGTCTGTAGAATCTTCACCCCGTCTTCTGCGAGTGTATTACAACAATGTAAAAATGGACGAGCATTTGGAGTTTGCTGAGATAACCAGTTCGTGTCAGCTTATCCACATCGAGGACATCTGAAAGGAGGAAACCATTTGATTCGAGGTCAAAGAAGGGTCATTAAGACCCCCAACAATCTGGATGTCAAAGCATCCATCCACAATCGGTTTGACATTGAGGTTGTTGATGCTGTAACCGGGAAGGTGAAACAGACTGCACAAGCATTGAACGTGATATGCGACAACCTATGGACTCGCCTGTTCACTCCTACCACCTATTTCAACTACATTTTTTATGGGGGAGGAACTGGGACCCCATCAGCTTCGGACAATAGTCTGTTTTCCCATATAGGATATGGCCAAATGACCAATGTAACCTATGGTATTGACTACGCCACGGGGGTGTACTATCGCAAAGGGTCTATCCAACTGGCTGCCGCTACCGCCGCAGGGGAAACTCTGTCTGAGGTTGGCATTGCCTATGGTACTGGAACCACCAATCTTTGTACTCATGCTATGCTTAAGGACATGAATGGGAACCCGATTTCCATCGAGAAAACGGATTTGGACGTGGTTAATATTTATGCTACCGTTTACGTCCATTTCAACCCCCTAGGCTATGATAATAAGAGCATATTTCTTGTCGACCGGAACCGAAATAGAAACGGGTACGATAACCAGCCAGTGGATTTGTTCGCTTGGGCAAGCGGTGCCTACAAAGACACACTACCCAATATTGCCTATTGGTCTCAGGGCGACAGCCTGGGGTTTGTAGATAGTGATTACAGCCAGCAGGAGATCCCGTACCCCCATACGGCCTATGTATCTGTTACAAGAACACTATCTGCCGCCGATAAAACTGCAAAATTCAACTTTGGTAGGCTTGAGGCGAGTAACGGTAACTTCGATCAGGGGCTACTGCTTGCTAGTCTTGGGGCGGGTATACCTACTGACGCTAACTTCCATTTCCGCTACCATGTTCCCTGTTTGTTGGTGTATTCGGGGGGTAGCTCTTTCCCCTGTTCCGAGGTGTTGGGTGAGGCAGTAGGAACTGGTGATGGTGTTACGACTGATTTTGCGTTGGATTTTGCCTTTCCCCATGATGTGAAGGTCTATGTAGATGGGGTTGAAACTACTGACTTCACAGTGGATTATGCCCCCAATTCCATCAATTGGAGAGACTACGTCAAAGCTGTTCGTGCTGTGTCCCGGGATGGGAATCCCATCCCCAATCCCCACAAATGGAATAAACTGGGTTATAGAACCCTGATTATGTATAACCCCATGTGGGAGATTGGTATTGAGACCATCACAGTCACCTATGGGGCGATGAGTACCATCCTTGTATCGGATGATAATGTTTCCTGGGAATCAATCACACTAACCCGAACAGGGGATAACAGCAACGGGTATGTTCACACAATTCCGGAAGAATACCGACACAAGAAGTTCTGGAAATTTAACAGCGGAATATCCGCCTCCAGTACACTCAAGTCCATTACTCCCCCCTCCACCTTTACAGGGAAATGCCTCCATCTCGGAACTCCTCCGGCTGAGGGCGCGGTCATTACTGCCGACTACAAGTGTGACTGCTTCGCTAAAGATGCAAATCACGTCCTCGATATGTCGGTAACTATTCAGTTCAACGAGTACACTGAGGCCCAATAAGGAGGTATAACCCATGGCAACAACCCAGCACCCCCTGGTGTGGGACTTCTATCGTAAAGTTGAAGGGGCTGAAGGTCTGGGTGGAGTAGCCCACTACTGGGACGAAGACTCTCAGAGCCTGTGGTTGTCTTCGGGTATCAAGACCAACGTTGCTAACGTTCCTGAGGGTCACTGGGAAACGGCTGAGGCTGGGGAAACAATTGATATTGGCTCCCCGGCCTATTCTTCCCTGGAGCTTGACCATGCTTACAACGGAGTCCTGTTTGGGGTTGCTACTATCGGGGATGCTCTGGTGTATCTTCGGTATGTGTATGCGGTTGATTGCTCCCACCTGATTTCCTCCGGCAACCTGGGGTATAGTAACAACAATTCTGTTGTTCAGCTCAAGGCCAACCTGATGAATATCAAGGAGGAGCTGTTCACCAATGAGGCAACGGTATTCCAGCCGGGTGCAAGAGTCATATTCAAAGTCTTGGCTGGTGAAGAAATCCCGATGGATATGTGTACAACCTACCTTGACTCTGTAGACTATGATCCCCGGTCTGAAACTGTCCCCATTTCCGGCAGAAACACGATTGGCTTCAAACTGATGCAGTCTACTTTCGACGAAGCCTTGGAGCGTAAAGCCTTGCCCCATATCATGGCTCAGGAAATCTGCGCTATGGCAAATGTACCCAAGCTTGTAGTCCAGTCCACTGATGAGGAGCGTGAATTCTCCTTTAGGGCTGACCAAACCCTGATGTCGGGTCTTGAGCAAATCTGTAGTCTGTACCCCGGCTGGAAGGTCATAGAACTTCCCAACGGTTCCATTGTAATGGGCTACCAAAGTTTTGTAAACGGGTACCAAGGCAACGGGTACTATGTGTTTGAGAAGGGTTCTGTATTCAAGCGCAAGACCAAGCGTTCCAGTGATGCGGCCTACACCAAGGTGAGAATTACTGGTAAGGATGCAGCCGGGGAAGACCTTGAGCCCGTAGTCGTTCCTGTTAACAACTACAAACAATGGGCATTACCTCCCAACAAGACCTACCATGAAACAGCTCCTGATGGGTTTACCCAAGCTGAGCTGCAAGCCTATGCCGAAACAGTAGCTGAGTCTATTCAGTACGTTGGCGTGGGCGAGGACTTCACTGGATCTTTCCAACCTCAGCTTTCTATTGGCGACATTGCAGCAGTCAACAACGGTGATGGGACTTCTACTGCGCTGGGCATTATTACCAGTATCAAGCACAGCTTTGGTAAATCTGGTTATATCACTGACTTCTCCACGGATTCTGGCGGTGTAATGATGGAACCTCGGGTAGTGGGAGCTACTATGGTAACAATGACCAAGCCCCTGAGCGGTTACAACCGAAAGCAGAACCTAAAAGACCTCATACAGGTTGCAAGCGGTTCTTCCAAGGCTGGCCCGCAAGCAAGCGGCACTGTGGTCAAGGTTATCTCCAGTGCCAATGCAAAAACCCTCGAAGGCAAAACCGTCAATGACATTGTTGATGCCGCAGTTGCTGAAGTGGATGAACTCATACTCCCTCAACCAAAGAGTCCTGCTCAAGTGGGCCAATACCTGAAAGTGCTTTCAGTAGATGAGGAAGGGAAGATTACAGCAGTAGAAGCTTCTTGGCTTGAATCTGATCCTGCTGAGTCACTAACGTAACCAATCAAAAGTCAATCCCCGGTGAAAACCGGGGCTGACAATAAACCTAACAAGGAGGAAACTTGTATGAAGAAGATTTTTGACGTGCTTCTCAGCGATGGGGAGGAAATCTGCGAGGACACCCTGCATGAGCTGGGCTGCGGTTGCCCCGAATGCTCCGGCCACGACTATAAAGAGGACGGAGATGAGGAAAGTTGACCCGGATTCCTGAGAGCTGCAGGGATTGCCCTGCGAACGGCAGCTGTAAAAACCCTGCACCCTATGGCATGTACAGATGCCAGTACACAAAAGAAATCCAGGAGAGGGCTGTACAAGCAACCCTCAATCCCAACAAGGAGGTAAACAACAATGGCAATCGGTAGTCCCCTTGCGACCCTCCATATGTGGTCTCCCAACCACTACAGTGGTCGTAAATACCCCATTACCAAGATCACCGTTCACCATGTTGCAGGTAAGCTGAAGGCAGCAACCATTGGCAATATCTTCTTGAAGCCTACCCGCAAAGCCAGTTCCACCTACGGTATCGGCTATGATGCTGAAATTGGTCAGTATGTTGACGAAGCTGATGCCCCCTGGACCAGCTCCAACTACGATAACGACCAGAGAGCAATCACCATCGAGGTCTCCAACAGTGCCGTAGGCGGTGACTGGCCTGTCAGCGATGAGTGCCTGGAAGCTCTCATCAAGCTGCTGGTGGACTGCGTCAAACGAAACCCCGGTATCAAGGAGATCAACTTCACGGGGGACAAGACGGGCAACCTGACTATGCATAAGTGGTTCGCTGCTACTGCATGCCCTGGTCCCTATCTGGAAAGCAAATTCCCTTACATTGCCGAAGAAATCAACAAACGTTTGGGGGTTGCCCAGGAGTCTCCTGCCCCCAGTCCTGCCCCCGAGGAGCCCAAGCCCTCCCCCACTGTCCTGTACCGGGTTCAGGTGGGTGCCTATTCCCAGAAGAGCTACGCTCTGACCATGAAGGACAAGCTGGAGAAAGCCGGGTTCCCCACCTATTTGGTGAAGACCAACAAACTGTACAAGGTGCAGGTAGGTGCATTCACCAAGAAGGACAACGCTGAAGCCCAGGCTGACAAACTGGAAAAGGCTGGTTTCCCCACCTACATCACCACCAGCTCCGGTACTCCGGTCAACGATGTTGCTGAAGATACTCTGGCTGTTGGTGACAAGGTCAAGATGGCCAAGGATGCTCCTGTATGGGGCAAGAGCTGCAAGTTCCAGTCCTGGGTCTACAATGCCACCCTGTATGTAAGAGACATTGACGGCAACCGGGTTACTGTATCCACTCAGAAAACCGGGGCTGTCACTGGCAACGTTCACAAGCAGTATCTCACCGAAATCTAAAGGAGGAACAACATGAAAACTTTCTTTGACAAGCTGAAGATGAATCTTCCCGTCCGTATGCATAACTGGGCTTTCTGGCTTGGCCTGGGAGCAACTATCCTGTCCGCTATGAATGTCTCCCCGGAGATGTTTACCAGCTGGGCTCTGCTGTGGGCCGAAGTCGTTGCCCTGTTCAGCAACCCCTTCCGACTGGGCTGCGTCCTGGTTGCGGTTATCGGTATTTTCACTGACCCCACCACTCCCGGCATCGGCGATAGCCAGCGTGCGCTGACTTACTGCAAGCCCGGCAAGCCCAAGGAGTAACCCATGGATGCCGTCTGGGCTGCGCTCATCTCTGGCGGTCTTGCATTGATCGGAACAGTTATTTCCGTGAATGCGTCTCAGAAGAAGACACAAGCTTCCGTTGAAGCCACTGTGAAGACAGAGATGGCAGTGATGAACACCAAGATCGAAGCCCTCACCAAGGAAGTCGAGAAACACAATGGGTTTGCTGAGAGAGTCCCCAAGTTGGAGACCAAAGTCAAAACCCTCGAGAAAGACTGCGCAAGGTTGGAAGGGTTTCACATGCACCCGTAACCAATACGCACTATGAGCCATTAGGTGTGGCGAGGAGCCACGAGTTTCCGAGGGTGATACTTATACACCCCGCACCCGATTCGGGCGAAGTAGGATGACGAAGTGTTTGAGGAGAAAACGAATTAAGGGAGGGGCATCGCCCCTCCCTCTTTTCGTATGTGGTTGCGGTAGATTATGCGGTCACATTCATCTCCAGCCGAATCTGGTCGGCAATCAGGGCGATGAATTCACTGTTGGTGGGCTTGCCCTTCAGGTTGGATACCGTGTAGCCGAAGTAGTTCTGGAGAGTATCCAGATCACCTCTGTCCCAGGCCACCTCGATAGCGTGGCGGATAGCCCGTTCCACCCGGCTGGCGGTAGTGTCGAAAGTCTTTGCCAACTGGGGGTACAGAACCTTGGTGATACCATCGATCATACTGGGGTCATTCACCGCCTGCACGATTGCTTCCCGCAGGTACTTGTAACCCTTTATGTGTGCCGGGACTCCGATGTCATGGATCACCTCCGTCACTCTTCGGGTGAGGTTCATCTGCTTGGGCTCCTCCTTGGGCTGATTCTTGGGTTCAATCTCCTCCAGGAGTTCCATGCAGCGTGCCTTCATCCGCTTCACGCACCCGTTCGGGTCATCACGGTAGGGGCACAGGGAGCAGATTTCCGATTCCTCCGGGGAACCGGGGCACAGGGCCAGCTTGATCAGGATTGCCAGGTTGTTGTCTCTCATAGGGATCTTCCTTTCTGTGTTTATGTAGGTGGGTCTCACCTTACATGGATATCATACTATACAACTTGTAAAAAGTCAAGCATAAATTTTGAACTTTTACAAGACTTCACAAATTTATTTGGGGCAGTTTTGGCTGCCCCTATTTTGTTACATCACCTTGCAACGGGTCAGCTCAGTCTGCTTGATGCCCTTGTACTCGGTGTGTGCCTTGATGGTGCCCTTCAGGGTGACCTCAGCACCCTCCTGAGCTTCCACATAGGAGCCAGTCTTCCAAACGAACTGGTGACCCTGGTTGTCCTCGAAGGTGAGGATGCTGGTCCAGCCATAGACCCCGTCGAAGCCCCGGATGGTCTTCAGGGTGACGCTCAGGGCAACCTTGTCCTTAATGGAGCCATACCATTCAGTCTCAGGAGCGTTATCAACTTCCCACTTCTCACGCAGCTCCTTGAGGTACAGCTGGATGGGCCACTCATCGCCGAAGCTCAGAGTACCATCGCTGTAGTAATGACCGATGGTATCCTCATAATCATCGGCATCGATGTTCAGCCGGGTGAGCTTGTCCTCGATGGAGATACGGACAACGGGGAACTCAGCAACTTCATGGTCGAAGTGCCAACCAAAGGTATTATCCCAACGAGCACCAGCAGCCTTCAGCTGATCCTTGATCTCAAAAGTCTTGCCCATAACGATCCAGGCGAAACCATCAACGGAGAAACCACGGGATTTCAGGTATTTGGCATTGCGTTCGCCTGCAGTCTTGCGAGCCTTTTCCAGCCGAGCGTTGACCAGCTTCTGGTTGTACTCATAGGTGCGAACGATAACGGACTGGGAACCTCTGCCGGAGCCACCACACAGGAAGCAAACACCGCCTTCAACGTGCTCATAACCGGGGATGTATCCAGTGCCGCCGCACTTGTGGCAACGGGTGTCGGTGTAGTAATGAGTGTTGTTGCGGTCAACCTTGACCAGGATCATGCGGGGGTCATCATCATAACGGGAAAAATCGTTATCATAAACAACATATTCAGCAGCCATTGTAGTACCTCCAGTTGGGTGTTCTTTATCTTACATGAATATCATACTCGATCTTGATTCAAAAGTCAAGCACTAATTTTGAAATTGTTGAAAAATTTTGAAAAGAAAACACCCCGGTGTTCGACCGGGGGTTCTTGATCAATCCTGGTTATTGTAGATGCAACGGATTATGGTGCGCCAATCGCACTGCCAGTTGCTAACTGCTACTTGAGTGCAGAACCATCTTTTGCGACGCTTATCAGAGCAGTACCAGCCTTCCATCTCCAAGTCATATACCAAGCCATCCAGCTGCTTCTTGTTCATCATTCGGATGGCTGCAAGAGCCTGATTCAAAGTACCAATCAACATATTTGTAGTCCCCTTTCAAGATGAGGGGGCTTTCGCCCCCGGTTGTTTTAGCGCATTCTGAACATGTCCACGTAGGAGTTCCGGAAGGTTGCGGTGTCACCATCCGCAAAGGTCAGGATCAGGTACTCATCATAATCATCAACCATGTCATAGGTGGCTTCGATCTCTTCAGCAGGGATGATCTTGACTTCAAACTTCACGATATCCTTGTAATCAACTTCGGCGACAACCTTGCTCTCGGGGTTGTACTTGCAGGTGTCGTGGATTTCAATCTTGGCATTCATCATTGTTGTTTCCTCCTGTATTTCGGGGTGTTATCTAACTTACATGGATATCATAACCGATTTGAAAACAAAAGTAAAGTTGTGAAACTACACAAGAAGGTTAGAAAATTGAAGCAAATCACAATAAAAATCCCGAACTTCGTTGGAAAAAGTTCGGGATTTGGCCAATTTTGAGAAAAATTCACAAGTTTTACAATTTTACAAACTTTTTTGACCAGTCATAACCAAGTTGACATAGTCCTTCTTGAGCTTTAGGGACTGCAGAATGTCTTGGTCCACGGTTCGCCCCTCAGACTTTGTAGCAACAATATGGTAGTAGGTACAAGGCTGTTTCTGACCCGGTCTATGAATACGCTTGAGGGCTTGCTCATACTTGGCCAGGGAGTGATCCAAGCTGTAGAACACACATATGTGGGCTCGAGTCAGGTTGATACCTTCTGCACCTGAGCCGTACTGAACCCCCAGTATGCGGGTCTTCCCCTTCTTCCAGTCACCCAGGGTATTCTCCCGGCCTGACACCTCTGAGTACCCAGACCCCAGCCGTTCAGCAACCTTCCGTATGGAGTACAAGTCCTTCCGGAACTTGGCAAATACAACCACAGGCTCGGAATCAGGCAACTCCCGAAGGAACTTCAACAAGGCTGTTCTGCGGTAGGTGCTTATGCGTTCCAGCCACTGATCCCCTTCGTCATCCTCCAGGGCAAGATATCCGCTTGACACCTGCTGCCTGCGAACTATTGCAGTGAGGATATTCTCTGTTGTCATGTATCCGTCCCCCAGCTCAATAGCACCCTCTTCAACCAGCTCGTTGTACATGGCCTCAGTTCGCTCATCCATAGGGGTCTTGAGGGTCATACGGGTTGTTTTGGGCAGCTTTACTGTGGGGGGCATGCTGAAGGCGCAGCTGAACATTTTGTCGTGCAGTTCATCCAGATTCTTGTATGGGTTTTTCTTGTCCTTGACTTGGTAGCCCTTGGAAGCGGATGCAGCCAGGTCATAGTTTACATATCGGTTGCAGAACTCCTGGAAGTTTGTACCAAAAATCGTTCGATCAATAAACCTGTATTGAGCATACACGTCCTCAGGGCTTTCTGCCAAGGGAGTACCCGTCATTGCATATCGGTGCGGGACTTTCTTTGCCAATTGGGCCAGGAATGCAGAGCATTTACCCCCAGGGGACTTGATCTTGTGACTCTCGTCGCAAACAACGCAATCTATGGCCAGCTTCTTGTAGAACCATACTCTGCGAACAGGCTCTCTCCAAACTGACTCATAGTTGCAGATGAAGACTGTAACCCCCTCATCCTCAGTTGGCTTTTGAAAGGTCTTGAGCAAGGCTGCTTTGTCCTCTCCGTTCATCTCAGACAATAGGACAATGCTCTTCTTGGGGATACAAGAATGCAGCTGTATCTCATCAACCCAGACATCCTTGCAGGGAACTTTTGGAGCCAATACAAGCACCCTTTTGAAGCCCCGGTTTACAATCAGATCAATTATGACCTTGGTCTTTCCTGAGCCGGGTACAGTGTAGATTGCTCCGCAGTCTCGTTCATATAGGTACTCCAAAGCCTTGAGCTGATGGGCCCAAGGCTTGGTTTTCATTTGGAATCCGTTGTATCGGGCCATGCGTATTCTCCGTGGGGAGTGTTGAGGAATCGGATGTTGCAGGGAGGAACCTCAAAAACCTGACCATTCTCCAACTCCACAATGCCGTAACAGTTACAGACCTGACCGCCAGGGTGACCCTCCTTCAGCAAGGAAGGTTCAATGATGTAGGCACGAGTTGCCCACCCATGGAAAAATGCCTTTTCCTCAAGGTCTCCTCCCCCTACCATACAGGGTCTCATAGGGGGGTGGAATGCAATATTGGGTAAATTCATGTTACACCTCCGGGATATTGATCCAAGATTCGCAGCCGTTGGGCTCACTTTGGGAATAGTACCCAGGGGGGAGCAGCCCTTCCTGCTTGAATACCTTCTTGAGGAATTTCAAGCTGTATACAACCCCAGTTATGGCTCCAGAGCGTCTCCACCGCCTGAGGTTCAACTGCTGCTTTTTGCTTGCTTTGTACTTATTGTCTGGGGTTTTGAGCTCGATTTTGAACATTCGACCTCTGAAACAGCCATTGACATCAGGTCTGCCCGACTGTCTCGCATTACCTGATACGTTTTCTGCTACACAGCCGGGCAGGTTGTTTAGATAGTCAAGAGCTGAGGTCTGAAGGCTTCCTTCAAACCCCATGTTCTTCGACGAGGATGGTGCCTTCGCCAATAATCAAGGGGACGGGGGCAAGCTCAGAGGGCTTGTTGATCCCGTTCACATACAGGACTGCACTCCGGTCATCCAGGTACATGTTGGCGAACACCTTGCGGGTACTGCCGCCAAAATACTGAATCACCTCAGGAAGATTATCGTTGACTGCGTCAAATTCAATCCCCAGGGTTTCCTTGCAAAAGTTGACTGCATCCTTGAGCATATCATCCGTGCGGCAGGTCCACAGGATGACCTTCCAACCCATTTCCTGGTAGGCTCTCACAACCCCAGAGATCACCCAGTCGGGTTCACCAATATTGGGAAATTCATTCTTGACGAGCGTGCCGTCAAAATCCACCGCCAGGATAGGGGGAAACAGCTTCTTCTCGTCATAGGTTTTCTTCTCAGCTTCACACATTTCTTTGTAAATCCCTTTCCATATGGTTTGATACCCAGACCCGCATCCAGCCTTGACGGTCAGTCTCACCTTTGCGGACCAGGTGGGGGTATGCGCTGCTGTACTTGTCCAGAACCAGCTCCCTTAGGATGGTAATGTCCTTGAAGGTGGCCAAGGGGAGGTCAATATTGAAGTCCTCCTTGGCCCACCTGGTTACATAGTCAGCCATCTGGAACCGCTCCAGCCCCTTTACTTTGAGGAATCTCAAGTACAGCTCCCTGGGAGCGTAGCAAAGGTGCTCCCAGGACAGCTTGTCGGTGTCCTCGTTGAGGACTTTGACAAGGAACTTGATGAGATCATCCGGCACTGGGTATCACCCCTTGTCACACTTGCAGGCACCCTGAGCCCGGTTCATCTCGGCAGTCTGGTAGTCCCGAGCATAGACATGCAGGGAGCCAGCATAATGGGTGTACTGGCCGATGTCCACACCCAGCTCCATAGCCATCTTCATCTGAAGGAAGGTGAAGCTGAACATATCATAGGGAACACCCATCCAGATGTCGTTGGAACGCATATGGACGCTCAGATTCAGCTTGCCGTCACGCAGCAGGAACTGCAGATACACGGTGCAGGGGGTGTCCTTGGTAGGGGTGTTATCAGCATCCTTGATATGGATAACCGCCTGACGGGAATTGGGATCTCGCTGAAGCATGGCCTTGACATGTTCCCACTGGTTGAAGTTGAACTTGTCGAAAATGCGCCAACCGTAGGCAGAATTGTTATGGACACCGTCGTCAGAGATTTCCTCCCACTTCTTGGCGAAGGGGGCAATGTCCCGGACATTGTTGGAGCCAGACAGATACCAGGCCAGCTCGCCGATGGCATACCGCAGGGGCATTTTGCGGATGGGGCTGGTCACGATATTGCGGGTGGGGTCTTCGATGCAGAAGACGGCATCGCAAATCTCACCAACAACCGCTCCATCACGGGAGCCAGCCTGGTAGCCCTTCTCAGCCTGAGCTCTCAGAGCATCAAAGCCCTTCTCCCAGGCCTCATTTACAGTTTTTGCGTTGAATACGGTAACGGACATTGTTATTTTACCTCCCCAGTACTTGTGTTGTAGATGATAACCGGGCAATCAGCTGTGTCCACACAGAACTGATACCGGGTTCTGAGGGTATCCAAGGGCAGGGACAAAGTCTCAGCCCTCGCACCCAAACGGGTATTGATATCAACCGGGTCAGCGGTAACATAGATCATCTGGCCACCCTCCTGGTTCAGGCGGTGCTCCAGCTCATGCAGCTGCTCCGGGTTCAGGTTCCGCTCCTCAGGGTTCTGATATACGAACTGCCCCCAGAAAAAGCGGTCAGCGATGATATTGCGGTCTCTGGCCAAGTCCATGATCTCAGAGAACCATCCCCAGTTGTTAGGGGTCTCTCGGGTTGCATGGATGATACCCGCATTCATGGTCTTGGAGAGAAGGGTGGCCAGGGTGGTTTTACCCACCCCGTCAACACCTTCAAGTACGATCAGCATTGGGCTTTTCCTCCTTGATCTTGATATCAATCCGGATGATGTACTTGTCCGGGTTATTGGAGGGCACCTTGTACGCCACCATACCGTGGCCCAGGTCAGCCCTCTTCAGCTGCCCCTTCTTAATAAGGGAAACAGCCTTGCTTATTGCCTCCAGGGCAGCTCTCTGCATATCGTTACCTCTTTCTCAGCGTGTAGATTACATTTTTGCAGTACTGAGGGGGAAACATGGGGCCAAGGACGGTGGAAGAGAATGCGGTGTTCTCACCAAATGCCTCATACACCTGCTTAATGGTGCGGGCTTTCTTAGCCTTTTCCTCAGCCGGGATTTTGCTGATGTTGATACATACCCCTCGGGAACACACCAGCTCAAAGTTCCGCTCCATGACCTCCACCAGCTCATCATAGCCCCACTCATAGACATGATCCTTGGGGAGCTTGGCATTGGAGCCTGTAGCGTTGGGGGTGCTTACAAGCATAATCCCCTCGGGACTGAGAACCCGGTGCAGCTCCTCAAACATAGGAGGAATGAACTCAGGCTTGACGTGTTCGATCATCTCAAACCAAACAATCAAGTCAAAGTAGTTGTCCTTGACTTTCAGCTTGGGGTCAACCGTGATGTCCTTGACGATCACCTTGCCGTTGACAGCCGTCAGAACCTTGTCATACTGAGCCTTGACACGGGACAGCATACCGTCGTCAATATCGACACCGACATACTGTTTCACCACGTCAGACTTCTTGACCTGAAAAGCCTTGTACAGGGTTCTCATAGTGTAGATCTCGCCGCAGCCCAGGTCAAGAATCCGAATGGGTCTTCCCAGGGTCTTGGACAGATCAATTGCAGTCTGAACCGCTTTCTGGTACCGCCCAAGATGCATGAACTCATCCTTGCGGGCACCCATATCAGCTACAGCTGCATCAACGTTCATACGGGTATTTTTGGACCCGTTGACGTTTTCCTTCAGTTTGCTTCTTTCAGAAGACATGATCAACCTCCATGTTTTCTTACAGTTTTCATAAATGCCTTCAGCATCTTATGCTTAGGCACCTTGCTGGAGTCTACCCGAACAGAGGTGAACCCCGCATCTGCGAAGGCAGACACATTTCCGTCCACTATCCGCCATTTATCCCGCACAGCGTCTTCCTTTATGGGTTTACCCCCATTCCGGGAATACACACGGGAGATGGCCACCTCGACCGGGGGAAGCAGGGAGATAATGAGAACCTTCAACTGCTTTCCGTAGTGTTGTTCCACCTCATGGAATAAATCAATGTAGGTGGAGCGGACTGTGCTGGCCAAAATACCCTCCATGAGAACATTGTACTCGGGGAACCCATCCAGAGCAGCATACAGGGTCATCTTGGTGACCGCCGTGTTCTTCAGAGTATCCATACCACCAGTC